CTGCGCTCCATGCGCGTGGGTAAACCACGCAGTTGTTGCTTGTATCTTTCGTGCCTTGCCATTGCAGCCAATGCTTGCTGTTCTGTTTCATGACCCGTTCCCTCAGAAAGAAAATACAAAGACAATAAACAGCCAGAAGGCTGCGCCGAACAAGGCACCGAGGATGATCCCCCGCGCCGCATCGAACCGACTGCCCTCGCAGTCGTCACGATCCCAATCGAACTTAAACATCGCTCTCTCCTTCGTTTCGTTCTGACACTGTCAGAACAGTTTTGACCCTGCGGGAGCAGGCTATGACCACACACGGTGGCGTTCCGCCACATGCTCAAGACCGTCGTACTCCTCGACGTACCAATTAACGTCGTCGGGCACTTCCACGATCTTAAGCTCCGAGTGGTCGCCTCCCGCAGCTTCGCCCAGCTTCTCGATGATTTTGATGAGGGTGGGGTGGTCGCGTGGAATGTCGTAAACGCTGAAGTCGTCATCGGGTTTGACTCTCTCAGTTCGGCGGAAAAGAGCTTCAGCGCGTGGGCTGAGTCCAAAGCCACCGAAGCAGCGGTTGATTACGATTCTCATGGTCATGGTGTTTCCTTTCGTTTTGTTCTGACATTGTCAGAATGGGTTGGAGTCGAGGGGGATTCCCCGACTGAGATAATAGTATACCACAGGTACACATAGGAGTCAAGTGTTTGTAAAGTGTAGCGTTTGTATTATCTCTATTGTCTTAAGTGTAGTTTAGTCTAAGTTATTGATTTATATATATTATCTTAAAATCTATTTATCTAGAGAATTGTACGGATAGACTTTTTTGGAAAACGAATTTCTATACGCTGCGCGCCCCTGCCCTCTCTCACACGAAATCCCAAAAGGCTAGAGCCAAAAAAGCTCGGATATTGCGATATTACGGATATTACTGAAAAATCAAGCACTTAGCTCGCGACAATGCTCGGATATTACGGATATTACAAATGAAAAAGCCCCTTTCGGGGCTTTCGGTCAGGAGTGCGTCGCTGCGTGCTGCTAGCATATCGCCCTGCGCGGAAAAAGTCAATAGGTTAAAAATCCTTCGCCCATCATTCTGACAATGTCAGAACGCACGCGGGCTGGTGCGCACGAGGGAAGTAACTGGTCCCGCCCGCGCCGAGGCGCGGAAAAGTGGGCACAAAAAAACCCGGCCGGAGCCGGGTCGGGTGGGGTTGGGGGTGGGTCAGAACGAGTCGTCGATCAGGCGCTTCGCGCGTCGGATCGCGTCGATCTCTTCCATTGCCCTGAGGCGTGCGTCGCGCCTCTCGACCCTGTGATACAGGTTGTCCACTGCGAGGGAGGCTTTGTGCGCGGTGCTTTCGATGGCGCTGAATTCGACCATCAATTTACGGATGTCATTGGCTTCGGGGCACAGTTGACCGACCGGGTTGCACTGGACTGATTTTGCCCATGATTGGAATGTATCGCGCATATCGGCATCGGCCTGCCGCTGGATCAACTGGATTACTTTTGCGTGCATGGTAAGAACCTTTCAGGTTGCGGCCCCGACCGGATGGCCGGGGCCTTGGTTTTACTGCGCGGCCTTCAGAGCGGCCAGTGCGTTACGCAATGCGGTCATGAATTCGACCACGCCGGGAGCGGCCAACCCGCCAGCCGATAACAGCAAGGCCTCGGTGTCGGCAATGACGGCCTTGACCTTTTTCTCAGTCTGGATGGCCTCAACCTTGGCCGTTGCATCCGCCTGAGCGGCCTTGGCCGCTGCCGTTTTTTCGGCCTTGGCCTTTTCGGCGGCCTCGGCCTCGGCCTTGGCCTCGGCAGCTGATTTAGTTGCGGCCTCGGCCTTGGCCTTGGCCTTTTCGGCCTCGGCGGCCTTGGTCGGATCTAACTTTGCAGCGGCCTCGGCGGCCTTGACGCGGGCCGCCTCGGCCTTGGCCTCGGCGGCCTTGATCTGAGCGGCGGCCTTGGCAATCTCCGCGTCTACGCTGGCCTGCGCCGCCTCCATTGTGGAGGCCTTGGCCGTGGCCGTGGCGGCCGTTGCAATGATCTGTGCGGCCGTGGGGACTACGATCGGTGCGACCGGTGCCGGTGCCGGATAAGCACGTTTCAGCATGCGGCCAAAGTAGCCCGAGGCCTTGGTCTGAACGTCGGCCCTCTTGGCCTTGTCATCCGCCGACAGGGTGTCGAATTCGGCCTCGACCAAGGCCCGCTCAGCCTTGGGGAAGGCCGAGTAAATCCAGCCCTTGATCTCCGCGATCGCGGCCTCGGCATTGGCCTTGACCGGATATGCGGCCTTGACGGCCTTGGCGGCCTTGACCCAGTGACCGTATGCGCCTTCCTCGGCCTCGACGGCCTTGACAATTGCAACCCGAGCGGCCTCGGCCGCCTTAGCATCGGCCTCGAAGGCCGGAAGTGTGGACAGGATAGATTCCATGGTGCGATTGAACCCTACAGTGTGATTCTGACATTGTCAGAACCGATTGGCCCGACCGGATAGCCGGGGCATGGAAAGTATAGCAGGCATCATGCCAGCGCTGCTAACTCATTGATTTCATTACACTTTCCAGATAACAGTATAGCACAGAACAGCTCTATTGTAAAGTTTTCCGACACTATAAAGGCCTGATAATGGGTCGCGTTGACCTAAGTCTTTGATTTTAAAGGGATTGTTGGTGTAAAATTTTCCGACACCTCGGCCGCCGGGGTCCCGAGCCACCCCGACCCCCCAAATTCTGAGTTGGTACCATCCACCCCCACACCCCCTTAATCCGCACAAATCACCACCTATTTTAGAAACCACCCCCCCATCAAAATAAAAGCGCCACTGAAAAAATATAGCGCAAAAAATTTCTAAACTCTCCCGCTTTACTATTAAACCCCTTTCTCCTATACTCCTGACATCTCGGTTTACCGATGCGATGTAAAAGGCTTCTACTAATATGTATATGCCTCCGATTGAGTCCGGAGTCCCGATGGATGTGCGGGCAGAAGTAACTCTGCCCCAGATGGATGAACGCGAAGAGCTAGAGGTTCGGGCTAGGACTATTCAGCTTATCGCCGATCTGACGGGCGAACCCCCGGTACCCGACGAGTTTCACATGCAACAGGCAAGGCAGATCCTGAAGTCAAAGGATTTGCGTAACCTTAATGAGTTGCCAAACGAAACAACGCTGTATCTGCGCGAGCTTGTCTCGCGGTACGACTACGAAGTCGTCAAAAACCTAGCTGACCTTAAAACCTACACTGCCCATAAGCTGCTGGAGCTATCCAACAGTGCCAACGAGAAGATTCAACTCGGTGCTTTGAAGCTTTTGGGTGAGATTGACGGCGTCGATGCCTTCAAAAAGCGCACAGAGATTACTGTGCAGCAGAAATCCACGGAAGAAATCGAGCGCGAGCTTATGGAGAAGCTCGATAGGCTGACTGTGGACATGGGGCTAGTCGAAGAAACCAAGGTTTTGAAGTAAACGTGCTTAATCCTGAGCAGATTAAGACCCTAAAGGCCCGTTTGCCGACGATGCAGCCCGCTGAAAAGGCGTGGTTGCTGGAAAGACTGCAAGAATATGAGCGGCGCAGGCAAATGGGGGATGCAAAGACCTCTTTTACCGCCTTTATTAAGCACGTTTACCCCCATTACAAGTTCGGTGCCCACCATAAGAAGCTGATTTCCCTCTTTGAAGCGGTCGCTAGGGGGGAAAAGAAGCGGATTATCGTCAATATTGCCCCCCGACACGGTAAATCTGAGCTTATTAGCTACCTAGCACCGGCTTGGTTTCTGGGTAATTTCCCCGAAAAGAAGGTCATTATGGCCTCCCACACTGCTGACTTGGCGGTGGATTTTGGTCGAAAAGTGCGTAATTTGGTGGGGGAAGACGCCTATAAACAGGTGTTTCCTGATGTTGCGCTGCAACAAGACTCCAAGTCTGCATCTCGCTGGGGAACGAACCACAAGGGCGAGTATTTCGCTATTGGTGTAGGCGGTGCGCTGGCAGGCCGTGGTGCGGACCTGTTCATTATTGACGACCCCCACTCTGAGCAAGAAGCCAAGCAAGGTAAACCCGAGGTATTCAAACCTCCGTGGGAGTGGTTCCAGTCTGGCCCGTTGCAGCGTCTGATGCCGGGGGGAGCCATTATCGTCGTCATGACCCGATGGTCAAAGCTTGACCTGACTGGGCAGTTAATCGACCACATGACAAGAAACCCCGATGCCGATCAGTGGGAGGTGGTTGAACTGCCCGCGATCATCAACGAGGGCACCGAAGATGAGAAACCTTTATGGCCCGATTTTTGGACGATAGAGGAGCTGCACTCTAAAAAGGCGGGTATGGACCCCCGGTACTGGCAGGCTCAGTACATGCAGCAGCCGACCTCAGAAGAGGGTGCGCTAATAAAGAGAGAGTGGTGGAACGTGTGGGAGGAAGAAAAACCCCC